CCTAAGACTGAAGAACCTGCCTCAGACTTACCTTTTTAATTAGCAATCCAAACCCCTGGCATTTCTATGCTGGGGGTATTTTTAAAACACAATTATGAAACACGGATCATTATTTAGTGGAATTGGAGGCTTTGATTTAGCAGCCGAATGGATGGGATGGGAAAATGTATTTCATTGTGAGTGGAACGAGTTCGGACAAAAAGTATTAAAACATTATTGGCCTAAAGCAATTAGTTATGAAGACATCACCAAGACAGACTTCACTATTCATAGAGGAAACATCGACATCCTCACAGGCGGATTTCCATGCCAACCCTACTCATCAGCAGGAAAACGACTTGGCAAAGAAGATGAGAGACACCTCTGGCCGGAGATGCTCCGCTGCATTCGGGAGGTTAAGCCACGTTGGGTCGTGGGCGAAAACGTTCTCGGACTTGTTAATTGGTCAAACGGGTTGGTTTTCCACGAGGTGCAAGCTGACTTGGAAGCTGAAGGGTACTCGGTACAACCGTATGTACTTCCAGCTGTATCCGTCAACGCTCCCCACAGAAGGGACAGAGTTTGGTTTGTTGCCCACGCCACTCGCTCAAGCAAGGGAAGAGACGAACTTCGAGGCGTACGATGCGAGAATGGAGAGGTTAGTGGAGAAAGGTCACAAGCCATTCACAATGCCTTTGGATCAGATGGCGTTGAGAGGGATGCTGCCTACTCCAACCTGCATGGATGCAACGAACGCAACGGCAACGATGAAATCAACCCAAGTGAAGGAAGGATCAATGCACTCGGTGACACTAACGAGAGCAATGGCAATGGGGATGCTGCCGACACCGACAACACACGATTCCAAACATTCAACAACAAAAAGTCCAAGTTGGGAGAAGAGAATAGATCAGAAACATTTAGCGGAAACAGTTTTAGACCCATATATCCAAGAAACGGGTGGCAAAACTTCCCATCTGTCTCCCCAGTTTGTACTGGAAATGATGGGTTTTCCGACAGATTGGACTCTATTACCTTTCCTAAATGGCGAAACGAGTCCATCAAAGCAGGAGGAAACGCCATAGTTCCGCAAGTAGTTTATCAAATATTTAAAACGATAGAGCAGTATGAAGTCATCAATAATGTCCACAATCCAGCACATTAAGCTGGCAATAGAGTTCGCTCAAGACGTACAACGAGCAGGGTATACTAAGGCAGGAAAGACGTTTAAGAACTACGAAAAGCATCTCCAATGGATACTTAAAGACTTCAAGACTAATCCTTTATTCCCTGATGAGGTAAGGCAAGGAATAGACAAAGAACTAAACTCTGATATGTTTGCACTTGAAGGATTAAGGGAGAAAATACCCTTGATTCCTGCGGATTATCGATGTGATCTTGAGGAGGCTATTGATGCGATTTTGGAAGGTAGGCAAGTTAAAATTATGATTTATGAACATCAAGGATAGATACCAAAAAGCTCACGAAAAGTGGTTTAAAGAGGAATACCCTCATGCTTATAAAGATGGGTATTACTTAGAACCAAAGATGCCTAAGATTGAAACGGCAAATGGACTCACTACATTTATTTGCAATTATGTAAAATGGGAGGGATATAGAGCAACACGCATTAACGTTTCAGGAAGGCAGATTAAAGGCAAATGGATTCCGTCAAGTACAAGGAAAGGCACAGCTGATATTTCATTGACTGTGAAAGGAAGATCAGCCATGATTGAAATTAAAGTAGGTCGTGATAGACCAAGACCTGAGCAATTGCAAGAGCAGGAACGTGAACGAAGAGCAGGGGGTGTGTATGAATTTATACACAATCCTGAGGAGTTTTTTACGCTCTTTGATTATTTGGTATCTTTGTGATGCATTGTCGGGAAACCAATGCGGAATAAAATTATTAAACCTCAAAGAGGTGCGGAAGTTTGCAGATGCAGACTTGTTTCCCCCGTGCCTTTTTGGGGTTATTTTTTTTATTATGGCACATTGTTGGAGATGTAAGAATGAAGATTTGATTTTAAAAGATCATGAGTTTTTTTCTTACTATGAATGTCATGAATGTGGCTGGACTGATTTTACAAATAACTTATGCTGTAAAAGTCCTGATGTAGTACAAGTCATGGTAGAACAAGGTAATGGCAAGTGGATAAGAAGAAATGGGTGTAAAATATGCAAAAGTCTTATCGGTAAGGTTTTACCAAAGGGTTTTGATTATGAAAATTTACCAACGTTAAAAAGAGATAAATACTTAGAATATCAGCAACAATATTCTGAAATAAGAGAATATTGCAGAAAACAGATGTTTGCTTTTGGAGAAAAATATAGGCAGTTAAAAAAAGCAGAGCATACTGTGCAATATTATCAGTATTTAGAATCAGATATTTGGAAGAAAAAAGTACAGATGGTTAAAAAAAGAGATGGATACATTTGCCAGGCTTGTTTAATTAATCCTGCTCAAGCAGTACATCATATAACTTATGAGCATATTTATAATGAACCATTATTTGATTTAGTTTCTATATGTCATAAATGCCATTCGTCAATTCACAATAAATAGTCTAATTTTAGCATCCCTGTAATGAATACCAGCGTTACAGGGTTGCAAGTGTAACCCACTTCAAATCCCTCGGCAGCTGGTATCTGTCGGGGGTATTTTTTCTATGTTACAAGAAATTTACAACCAGTACAAGGAATTAGGCTTAAAAGTTATACCAATAGAATGGGATGAAATAACCAATAACCCTAAATCACACAGAGAATGGAAAGGCGAAGATTTACCCTTATTTCAATATCATAATGCCATAATGGTATCAACAGGCAACGGATGGGGTGCATTGGACTTTGACTTAAAGAATACAAAGAACAAGCAACTATTTAGCCAATGGATGGACATAGTTAATGCTAATATGCCTGATATATTAAGCAAATTGTTCATTGAGAAAACACGCAGTGGAGGTTACCATGTATGGATGAAATATGCCAAATTCCCTCATAAAACACAATTAGCACAATCTGATGAAGGTGCAGAAGTCATTGCGGTTTATTGTAACGGGCCTTTGGTTTACACATATCCTACACCTAATTACACAGAGGTTCATCAATCAATGTCAGATGTAGAAGAACTGACTGAAGATGAATATAATTATCTAATTGAAGTTTCACAGTGGTTTAATGAGTACAAACCTAAGTATGATCCTAATAAAAAGGCTATTTCTTATCCTCATGGGTATGAAAAAGAACTATTGAATTATGATACTAATATATCAGATGAAGGATTTGAGGCATTGTTAAATCTTATAGGTTTATTCCCTATTGTTGGGTATAGGTATAATAAAAAAGATAAATTCTCTGCTTATAGGCGTAAAGGCTCTGAAAGTAAAGGGATATCTGCAAAAGTGTACATGAATGCAAAACGTGTACTTATTTTCTCATCCTCTATGGTAGATTTCCCAAATTGGCACAACAAAGAAGAATATCCTACGTGGTCACTGCCACCATCATTTATTTTGTACTATCATCATAATCGTGACTGGGATACAGTATTAAATTACATAGGTGTAAAAAAGCAAAGTGAAATAAAATTTCCATTTGAAATTTACCCAGAAAACATTCGTAAATCACTCATTGAAGTATCAAATGAGCGTTCAATGTCACCAGAGTTCTTAGCAACAGCAGGATTATGGGTAGTTTCCTCTCTTGCTGGTTCTGCTTATGTTTCAGATATAGGTGGCGGTAAAAACATCTTATTTTGTTTCCTTGTGGCTCCTATGTCAGTAGGTAAATCTCCTGCTTATGAGGTTATGTGTGAGAATCCTATGGCAGGAATAGTAAAAGAGAATGATGAATTGTACGCTCTTGAGTACAAGCAATGGGAGGCAAGGAAAATGGAAGCACTTAAAAAGAAAGAGCCATTCTTTGAATTACCTCCAAAAAGACACCTACCTTTTTTAAGGGATGGCTCTATTGAAGGTTACATATCTCTTTGTATGGATCAGGAAGCTGGTATTGGGGTTTATATTGATGAAGCAGAGGAAATAATGAACGCTGGTAGTTATAAGAAAGACAATAACTCTATTTCATTTTTTACTCAAGCATTTAATGGCGGTCGATTTGTACAATCAAGAGCAGATAGGAGTAAAGAGCGTGTTGTAAAAAACATGAATATTAACCTTTTAATGGGTACACAAACCGAAAGATTAAGCAAGATATTCACTCAAGATAAAATACATTCAGGCTTTGCATCACGCTTTTTAATGTGTGAAGCAGACTACAAATTACTGAACACAGAATCAGACCCTTTTAGCAAAAAAAGAGAAATACACCAAGACTGGGTTAACCTTATTGGTAAAATTTACGATATATCAAAGAGATACAATGAGGGTAATATGCAACCATTGAAAATACAAATAAGCGATGATGCAAAAGAACTTTACAGACATAATTATAAACTTCAGTTAGAACAAGCTAACGAACGCATTACCAATCGTTTAGATGGGTTTATTTTAGGTACTTATGCAAAAATGTCAAACTATATTTCAAGACTTACTCAAGTAGTTGCTATTATGCGAAATCCTACACAACCAGTGATTACCAAAGAGGTTGTAAAACTTGCGCATGATCTTTATTTGTACTACACAGAAACAACAATTAGGCTTATTGGCGATTTGTACAAGAAATCAGAAACAGGGTTATCTGATGAATTGCAAAATCTTTATGATGCACTTCCTGATGATTTCAATAGAAAGGAAGCTATGGAAATATGCAAAAGAATCAATTTGCCAGAAAGAAAGTTTGAATCTTCACTCAGAAACAACAATTTTGAATCATTGTTTATTGTTTTTGGAAGGGGTAAATATGCCAAAAAACACTGATTTGTACACACAATTACACAGTCTTGTGTACGATGAAACGCAGTATGGTAAAGGTTTTACACAAATACACGTGTATTACTATAAGATATAAAGAATATATTATTATTATAAAAAAAGAATAAATAATGTGTACAGAAACTATGTGTATTTGTGTACAAAATGGCTCAAAATCAATGTGGTAAAGGGTTTCAGCGTACACACTCTTTGTGTTTTTCTGTGTTTTTGTGTACACAAATATTTTTTCATTAGGTTATTTGTATTATTTCTAATTTTGTTGTAAATGAAAAAAGGCTTTTACATCCGCAAGTCGAAAGATGGCTCATTTGTACTCAATGTCAATAGAGACGATTTTAAGGCGTTTTTAGACACTCTGCAAACAAATGGAGGTTGGGTACGTTTTCGAATTTATGAGCGAAATGAGGTGGATGAGAAAGGCTTTACGCACAATATGGAAGTGATAATGAATTTGAATAAACAAGAGGGAAATCATGGCGAACAGTAATGGCTGGGGTGGAAAGAGACCCAACGCAGGAAGAAAGAAAAGAATGAGCGAAGAAGAGCAGATGGAAAAACTATCTGTTTTTGAGCCTATTGCTTTTCAAGCATGGGGTGAAAAGATCAAAGAAAAGGACATGGAGGCAATAAAGCTATTTGCTAAGTATTACCTCGGTGAACCTGTGAAAAGGGTAGAGCAGTCAATTGAAGGCAGTCTTTCTGGGTTAGTTGTAGAAATAATCAATGGGGCAACCACTTAAAATACAAACAAACAAAGTATTTGACATCCTTGCTAAATCACAAGCAAGGGTTACTGTCATGCAAGGCGGTTCAAGGTCAGGCAAGACTTACAACATTATCCTTTGGTTTATCATCAAGCTACTACAGGAGAGAGGCAACACCCTATCAATAGTGAGGCAATCCCTTCCAAGCATCAAAGGCTCAGTACTGCGAGACTTCATTGAAATCCTGCTCAAGATGGGAATTTACGATGAGGCGAATCACAACAAGACAGAGCAGACCTATAACCTTAATGGGAACTTGGTTGAGTTCGTTTCTGTTGATCAACCTCACAAAATTAGAGGGCGTAAACGCACATACCTCTTTATGAACGAATGCACAGAGATGTCTTATGAGGCATGGGTTCAGCTTACAATGAGGACAGAAGGTAAGATTGTGGTGGATTATAACCCATCGGATGAGTATCACTGGGTTTTTGACAAGGTGATACCAAGAGATGATGCAGACTTTTACATCACTACCTACAAGGATAACCCTTTCTTGGCTAA